AATCCATTAATACAAGTAATATCAACAGTTGAAGGAGTTACATCATAAGATTCTTTGTAATTTCTAGGATTAACATATCCTACCCAAAAAAGGTCTTCTGCAGATGAATCTGAAATTTTATAAATTTCTACATAAGTATGCATATCTTCAACAGAATATAAATCAATCAATTCAAAATTCTTAGTTATTTTAACTGAAACAACTACATTGACTTCCTTAAATGGATCAAAAACATCATCACTAGTATTAACTAATTTAAATTTGATTGGATCATCTGTTCCTTTTAAAGTACTAACACTACCAGTATACCCATCTTTATGAAATTTGACTAACCAATCAACTTCATATTTGTCAATTATACTTAACCTATATTTTTCACCCCATGCCATAATTAATTAGATTCGTTTCCTCTCCTAAGAACTATTTGTAATACATCACCATCAATTTCTACTGATCCAGTTAAATTAATATCTATTGGTTTATTTTTTAATCCTGCTGAAACTCCTGCAGGAATCACAGTCTCTCCTGATGACAATAAAGCAGGATATGTATCATTTGGATATCCAGAAGGTACTAAACCTCCAGCTGCTGCTTCAACTGCTCCACCAAATCCAAGGAAACTTAATAATCCTTTTCCTCCTAATGATGCTTTAGCCCACTTTGCTAAAACCCCCGCACCAGCTGCTGTACCTCCTGATAATAAAGTAAGTATTGTAAATAAAACAGCTTTACCTGCTAATTGAGCTATTAACAATTTTAAACTATCCATCATAGCTTGTACCATCCCTTTAAAACCTCCACCAATTTCTAAAAACATCTTTTCAAAAGTTCTAGATAAAGAATTTGCTAACTTTGAAGTTATACCAGCCATACCTTCCATTTCTTCTTCAAGTAAATTATATCTTTCAAGAAGGATATCTAATGCTGCAATAGTTTCTGGATTACCTACTCTAAATTCATCTGTACTAGCTAATTGACCTACTATGTTTTTATAAACATTCATTTGTCCAGTAATATCTCCTAAACCATCACCAAATACTTGGTTCATATATATCAAACTAGCGATCTCTCTTTCTGCTGCTCTTACTGATTCAGATTGAGTATCACCAAATCCACTTTGTCCTGTTTGTTTAAACATCCTTTCATAATTAGTTTCTTCAAATGTAGGAAGTTTATATTCTGGTTTTTCTCTTTGTTTATATTTTATAGTAAGTGCCTCTAATCTTTCAAATGCTGTATTAGTAGCATTCAATTCTTTTTTTATTTCTTTAAATTTATCTATTAATTCTTCTAATCTTCCACTTGTTAATGGAATTCCTGTCTCTGCTAATTCCATTAAAGCTGATTTAAATAAAGTAGATTTTGCTTCCAGCACATCAAAATCTTTACCTAACATATTCCTAGCTCGTTGAATAGTAAGTACACCAGCTTCTACCTTTGCAAAAATTTCATCAATATTAGCTTGTTCTTCCAACCATGCTTGTGCTACAGTATCTTTTTCAGATGCTTCAGCCCATAATTTATTTATTCTTAATAATGTATTTTCAGTTATGTTTACTCGTTTCTTACTTGCTTGAAATTCTGCATTTAAATCTCTAGTAATAAATTCTTGATGATTCTTTAATTTATTTCTTAACACCCCTTTATACAATTCATTGGTAGCTGCTGTTATTTGATTTGATAATCTAGCAGATTTTTCATCATTTTTTATCCGTTTAATTGCTTCTCCTGCTAATTCAACGGTATACATTTTTTCCGCTTCAAGCTTTTGTTCTAATTGAGCTTTAACTGATTTTAATTGGGTAAAAGTCATTATCTTACTAGCATTTGCTGTAGTCAATACTTTATTCAAATCAGCCATTAACTGACCACCTTTTTTCAATTCATCATTCAATTCATATTGAGTAGTAACAGCTTTACTAATTCTACTTCTATATATTAACCACTGAGCAGATAATGCTACTAAAATAGTACCTACAGCAAATAAAGGATTAGCTAATGTAGCTGCAGATAATCTCCACATTGCAGCGGTTACACCATTAATAGCAACCATCAATCCAGAATAAGTATATCCTAAAATACTAATAATTAATGATAACGGTCCTAATGCTGCTATAAGACCTAACATTCTTAATCTATTTCTACGTTGACGATCAGACAACTCATCAAATCGTTTTGCTATTTTACTTACCCAATCTGCTAATCTTTGGAAAATAGGTAAAATAAATTCAGCAACATATTGTCCTATTGACCTCATAGAAACTTGAACCTTTGATAAAGCAGCATTAAATTTAAACTTGAGAGTTTCAGATGCAGCAGCAAAAGCAGCAGCTAATGATCCTGTTGATTTAGATAAGCTGTCAAATATTGCTATATTATCCTCTATGTTTTCCCCCATCATGTCCAGAACTCCAGATAAAGCTCGAATATTTCCAAATACTCTTGCCATTAATTCTTCACCAAATTTATTTGTTAGATTTTTGATATCCATTAAAGCAGTAAGTAAACCATCTTCTCTAATAGTGGTACGTAATTCTTTACTTGACGTACCCATTGCATTTAATGCCTTCTCTGCTTGTCGTGCTGGTTTAATTAAAGAGTTAAGTATCTGTCTCATTTGCATAGCAGAAGTAGCAGCAGAAGTACCTGTACGAGTCATTGCTGCCATACCAGCGCCTACCTGATCAAATGAAACTCCCATTGCAGCAGCTATTGGTAATACCATACCCATAGAAGAAGCTAGGGCGGAAGCCTCCGCCTTACCTTCTCGTACAGTTGCAGTAAGAACATCCGTTGCCATTGCAGCAGTCAAAAATTCTTTACCATAAGCATTCATTGCAGATGATACTAAATCTGCCACAACTCTAGTTTCACCTAAACCTGCAGCAGATCCTTTAGCAGCCATTTCAAGAACTTCCATAGATTCCGCACCACGAATACCAGCAGATGTAATAAAATATAAAGCATCAGCTAACTCTTTAGGAGACTTAGCCACTTTAGGAGCCATTGCCAACATTTCTTTAGACCATATTGCTACTTGTTCTCGACTCATCCCAACAAGTCCTACTATTTTAGATAGAGAAGCTTCATATTCCATTGCTAATTTAGCAACTGCTTTTCCTCCAGCAATAATTGGTACAGTCAAAGCTGCTGTTGCTAAATAACCAAAAGTACGAAATCTTTGGGATACCGTATTAATTGAAGCTATGGTTTGTTTTGAAAATGAACCCATAGCCATCTGGGCGGCCATTAATCCTTTAGTATCAGCTACTAGACTTACTGTCAACGTTCCTAGATCCATTGTTTCTCTTTTTTGCTACATTCTTAGGCGGTTCTTTTTTCCGCTGTCTTCTTATCCTTTTATTTTGTAAACTAGCTATACCTAATAAAATTGCTTTTAATTCATCAACACTTTGTTTTTTCGGTTCTTTTGGTTTTCCTCCAACATCCCAATTAATCATAAAATCTATTGGATTTGTAAACTTTGGAGTATGTCCTTTCTTAGTATTTGTACTTATTACTAAATTAGTTACTAATGCTGATAGGTATGCTAATCTGTAATCTTCTCTCCATGAACCTATTGGATCCAATCTATCATACGCTTCCCATTCACTAATTTGAGAAGATGTTAGTTGATCCAATAGGTGATCTGGATGCGCAAATCCCAGCTCTCTACTTAATCTGAAGTAGAATTGCCGGCTGGGTCGGCTTCGGAGTTTTTTGTTAAATTCTCTTTATCCTCCTCTGTTATTTTATTCAACTTCTGCGCGGCCGTTACAATTGTTTCTAATGATCTAGCAGTCATATTTTGACTAAGAATTGGAACATCTTCTGGAAGTAAAAGTAAATTACCAGCTTCATCACAAACAGTAGCTACTGCTAACTTTGCTCTAAAGTCTTCCAAGTTCTGTTCCATGGTAACTACATTGTCTTTTGTTACCTTCTTTAATATACTAGACTCCCAACGATCACGATCACGACCACTCATCTGTCGTACAAATACGTGATCACCATTTTCCAATTCAACTCTCTCAATCTTACATTCTTCTTTTGCAAGTAATTTCTTGCGATCTAATAATTTTCCCATGATTAGTAAATTTAAATTAATTAATACAAAAATAAACCTTGATTAGGTATAAATATTAAACTCCGGAACTTCCTCCTGAGCTAATGGCAACTTCGCCACTTATCTGAATTGTAACATCTACCGTGATTTTATCATCAGGCGGTATTGTTAATGGTAATTCAGTAACCAGACCAATAAAATCCAAACTGGTATTTTCATCATCTGGTAGATCAATTTGGTAATTTTGAGCGTCATCATTTTCAAAGTCGTCTTTCATTTGCTCGTAAGTAGTACGAGTAAAATTCATTGATAATGTGACAGTCCCAGCATTACGAAATCCTGTAATAAACTCTCTATAACCTGCGGTAGAATCAAGAGACGTTACATCAATTGTGTCTCTACTCATACCCGGTCCTGTAATCGAATTAATCTCCGCTTGAGGAACCCATGCTGATCCCGACCATCGGTTAAACACTGTTCCTACTCCGGATACTGCTGTACTAGCCATTTTAACCTCCTTTTAAATTAGTGAACAACTTCAATTTCATCGTCGTTGTAAATTAAAATTTATAATAAACCTAGCATTTCCGTTATCATCCCAATCTAAATGGGCGGGACCATTCGTACAGAAAATAACGGAATATAAAGTGCCATTCCACGTTTCTTGTGCCCGACCGTGTAAGGCAGTCTTTATGTCTTCTATAATATTCCATCCATCTATATATTTTCTATTGCGTACTCTTATTTGTATTGCTGGATACTCATATCCTTGACTCG